CTGCGGCCTCCTCACCCGCGCCCATGCTTGCGTAGATCTTGGCCACCTCGTCCACAGTGATGAGACCTTTCTTCACCCGCGCGCGTATGAGGTTCCCACTGTTCATCCGTTGCTGGCCAGGATTCAGGTGGCTGTATTTGGCCACAGGGTCACAGGGGTTCTCGTCGGTCTGGGCCACCACTACCGCCGCCAGATGCATTGCCTCCTCGGGGCTGCACCCCGCCAGCAGGTTGGCCAGCTCGTCGCCGTTGTGGGCGCTCACTGAGCCCCTGTAACTCTTGGCCTTCACATAGCGCACCCTGGCCTCGCGGAGCTGCTTGGCCATCTTCTGGCCCGGCGTCAGGATCTCCTCCTCGGGCTCGTCCGCGTCGTCAGCCTCTGTTTCACGTGGAACAGCTTGATCGTCTGATTCCTTATCGGCCACAGGGGCAGGAGCGGACTTCGGCTGGATGGCGCGTTCCTCCAATACCTTGGCGCGGACCTTGGACTCTTTACCAGTCTTGGTGTCGTAGATGGTTACCCAGCCAGACTTGACCTCGACCACCTCATAGACGTGGTTGCTCAGATCACCGGCCACAAATACGTGCAGACCCACTTCGATATCTTTGATGTTCATGCTCTCGTCCTCGTTACGTTACATTCGTTGATGGGGCGTCTCCCCTTGATTGCCCTTACAGTATAGCATGGCCACAGGGGGCTGTCAATACCCCTGTCCATTGAGCCTTTTAATACATCCGGTAGATCTCGATAGTCTGGGACTATGGATCGCCTCCCCAGGATCTCCTCCCCAGGATCTGTGGAACACCGATGGAACACACCGCGCGGATGCCCGGTCGTACCGCATATGCACAATTGCGCGTCCGGGGTCGGACCCCAGACACCACATGGACATCGGACAGGCCACAGGCCGCGTCGTTCGGGGTCTCGTCCGGGGTGTCCGGGGTGTCTGGGGTCTCTCTCCTCGCTCTCCTGTGGACAGGGTGGCTGCGACCTACCCGTATCGTCGGGAGCGGCCCGCGTGGACATCGGACACCCAGACATATCGGACATGCCGCGTCGTCCGGGGCCTCTGGGCGTCCGATGTATGGGCGTACATGCATGTATGGGCGTACACCACGCAAGAGCCGTGCCAGATCGATGGGTATCAGACCCCGCAAGGCCCATGGTGCGGTGCACAACGACCGCTAAACCCGCCAGCCGGCGCTGTTCCACCGCCCGGTACAGGAACAGGGGAACATGTTCCACCGCCCGCCCGCCGGTGCTCCCTGTTGCTGTTCCACCGACCCCCCGCCCCCCGCTGCTCCCTGTTGCTGTTGCTGTTCCACCGTTCCACCGGCCCCCGCTGCTGTTCCACCGGCCCACCGCCCGCCGGTGCTGTTCCACCGCCCCCCGGTGCAACCAGCCCGGTACAGGAACAGGGGAACATGTTACTGGGCCAGCGCCCAGCGCCCCGCGCCCCCGGTATGTAAGCCAGCAGGCCCGGGAACGCGTTGCTAGACCGGATGTTTGGGTCCTCCCGGGGCGGGGTGTTCCGGAACATGGGAATAGTATGGGGTACCCCCGCGAAACGCTGGAGGACCCACTTCGCGGATTTGATGTCCCACAGCTTTCTTACTATATCCGACTATTTCAGTAAATACAACTGCATTCGTAGTAGATATATCCGACTATTTCAGTAAATATGACAGACGCAGTGGTCAGTAAATATGACAGGCGCAGTGGTCAGTGTGGTATATGCTCTCCGAGGCCACGAGAGGTATCTCCCTCGGGCGTGGACATGATGTCGCCCACATGTACCGGTCGATCGGCCCCGGGCGTCCCGTGGGCATCGTCGGGCGTCCCGTGGGTATCGTCGGCCCCGGGCGTCCCGTGTACGTACGCGCGCGTATATACGTGTTCCTTTTTCTTGGGTCCTCCTCCGATTGACATAGCAACTAGAGCGTGCTATAATATAACTGGAGGCATATACCATGGAACCTCTACGAAAAGCAGAACTATTATCCCCTGTCGCTCTCAAGGCTCGGGAATTAGAGTTAGAGGAACAACTTCTATCTCGCCCGCAAGCTCAGGCACAGCGCATACATTGTGAACTGATCAAAGAATTACAGAGGAACGCACCTTGGCTATTGCCGATGGTACTGAAATAATCAGCTCGATGGACTCGGAAAGCATCCAGAGTCTCATAGAGAGGAACAGGAAAACCAACTGGCCGGACCTTGAGCCGTATCAGAAGGCGTTCGCGTATTCCTTTGTTACCCATTACAACCACCACAGGGCGGCTAAGGAAGCGGGCCTTGCTGCTTCATCCGGAATTGGGGTCCTTCGTCACCCTCTTGTTGCGGCATTCATTGCTCACCTACAGGAGAAACAGGCCACCAACCTGTTCATAACCAAGGATTATATCACCACCCAGTACGTGAACATGATTCCTATGCTAATGGGCGAAGAGGAAGTACCTGTTATCCTTGCGAACGGTGACACTGTGTACGGCAAGCAATTCCGCCCGTCTGAGCTTCGCGGGGTGTTGCAAGAACTGTCCAAGACCGTAGAGGGTTTCGACAAGAACAAAAATGTCGGCGGATCTGGCGGCGCCATCAATGTGAACATCAACTTCAGCGACCTTGTTGGCGGAACTACCATTGAAGGGGAGATAGTGAGCGATGACTGACATCCAACTTCCCCACCTGTGGCGGGCTAGACATTACCAGCAGGAAGTGTTCCGCTATATGTTCAAAGGCGGAAGTATGGAACGGAAGCGAGCCTGTTGTGTTTGGCATCGTCGTTGCGGCAAAGATTCGTTCTCACTTCAGCTTGGGGCCATCGGAACACAGGAACGCGTGGGCACGTATTGGCACATGCTTCCGACCCTAAACCAAGCCCGTAAAGTAGTGTGGGACGGTATCGATAAAGAAGGTCGCCGTATGATCGACCAAGCTTTCCCCAAAGAGCTGCGCGAGTCGACTAACGAATCCGACATGAAGATCAAATTCAAGAACGGATCGGTATGGCAATGTGTGGGGAGCGATAACTATGACTCACTGGTCGGCACAAACCCTGTGGGCGTTGTTATGTCTGAGTACTCTGTTGCTGACCCTCGCGCTTGGGACTTCATTCGCCCAATCCTTTCAGAAAACGGGGGCTGGGCAGTCTTCATATACACACCTCGAGGTAAAAATCACGGCTACCGTCTGTACCAAAACGCCCTTGAGTCCGAAAACTGGTTCTGTTCGCTTCTGACCATCGAAGACACGTTCAGGGATGACGCCCGCACCCAGCCTGTGATAACGAAAGAGGATTACCTCGATGAAATAAATTCAGGCATGGACCCCCAACTGGCCGCTCAGGAATATATGTGTTCCTTCGATGCGGGCCTGTTTGGTGCATACTACACCGAGCAGCTCAAGATGGCGAAAGTCGGGGACTACCCTTGGAATCCGAACAAACCGGTCCACACGTTTTGGGACTTGGGTTTGCGTGACGCCACTGCCATTTGGTTCGCGCAGGAATCAAATGACGGCGATGCGATAAACGTCATCGACTATTGGGAAGAATCCAACGTCCCCCTTGTTGACTGGATGCGCCGGATAAGGGAGGCTCCGTACACCTATGGCGTTCACGTGGGCCCGCACGATATCAAACGCCGCGATTACACCACCGGAAAATCATACCTATCCACTGCTGCTGAGATGGGGGTGGATTTCGAGGTATGTCCGGACATCGGCCTGCGCCAAGGCATAGACGCATCGAAGAGCTTCCTTCCGAGGGTACGGTTTAACGCTGACACCACTAGCAAAGGTTATGACGCACTGGTTAACTATCGTCGTGAGTATAATGACAAACTTCAGGTATTTATGGACAGACCTCTCCATGATTGGGCTTCTCACGGGGCTGATGCTTTTCGCGTGATGTCAATAGCATGGCCGGAAGGATGGAGTATGGGAGACATCGGCAATTACGGTGTCATTCGAAGTAACGGCACCAGAACCACACCTCGTAGACGCGGGAGATTTACGGCATGAAAGGCGACCAGATCAGAAAGAATTATAACCGGCTGAAACAAGACCGCTCTACTCTTGATGGAACTCTTGACCTGATTGGTCGTTTCATCATGCCGTTGCGATCCGAATTTTACAATACGACTAGCAGCGAGCATTCAGTAGATTGGCGCACCCGTGACGATTACGACTCTACTGCTTCCGAATCAGTCGATACTCTGGCTTCTTCCATCCAAGGTGCTCTGACCAGCATGGCCATGCAGT